CTCTCATTTATCATATTTGATTGTAGCTTTTGTATTAGTTTATCTTGTTGTGTATTTTTATCTTGTATGTCTGATATGTTATCTTCTATATTTGTTATTAAGTTGTCATATTCCTGAGCTTTTGCATCTAATTTGTCCCAGTTGTCATTCATAGATTTATCTACATTAAATTCTGAATTTAAATCTGTTTCATTTGTTGTATCCCATTTGAATAATTTTAAAAAGGGTGTTAATAATGACATATCATTTCTCCTTTTCATTTAATTTTTGTTCTAATTCATCTATCTTATTTTGTAATTGCTCTACTTTTTGATTTAATTCTTGTATAGCTTTTGTGGCTGTTGCTAATAGAGGTAATTCATTTATATAGTATTTTTCATCTTCTTTTTCATCTTTTGGTTTTATTAATACAAAATTTTTGTCTATTTCTTCTAGCTCTTGTGCAATATATCCTATATTGTACTGTTTACCATCATCTTTCTTCTCAAATTGCCTATGTTTTATTTTATTTATCAAATCTAAAGCATTTGTATTACTATCTTCGATGTTATCTTTTAGTCTTCTATCTGAGGAAATATTATTTGCATAGACATTTCCATCAACTGTAATATTTCCACCAATATGTCCCATACTTTTTAGATTTAATGTAAAGGAAACTTTTCCTTCATCATATGTTTGACCAAGTATAATATCTCCACCTAAAACTTCAAAATTACCGTTTGAAACTTTTAAATTACCATCCCAAATATTGTAACCTGTATTAAAAAAGTTTGCTTCTCCATTACTTATACTAAAATAGCCCTCATCTGTCATTAAAATAGTTTTATCTGTGCCTATTTTAAATGTATTGCTTCCACTTTGATTTTTATAAAATCTAATTTTATCTAAAATATTTATTGTTTCATAATTTTGAACTGTACTTTTAGGATATATAGACATTAATATTTTACCTGTTGTAGTATCTTCAAAATATATACCATTCGCTGTATCATCTGCACCTAATCTTATATTTCCTGCTTTTATTGCTCCTGAACCTAAAAGAAAGTCACAATAATTTAGAACTAAATTTCCACCAAAATTTCCAGACTGTTTAGGTGCCATAAAGAAATCTTTAATAAATAAAATAGGCCAAAATTTATCATCTTCTGTTTGTATACCCCAAGCCATTCCGTCTTTAGTATTACTTCCATATTTAACAGGAACTGCAAATGAAATATACTTAGTATTATCTAAAGTATTAACACCCATTTCTCCAAATTTTGAATTTTGGTCATAAAATGCTATTGTAGCATCTTGATTATCTCCTTCAAATTTAATATATTGAGATAATTGATTCCATGCAATTTGAACTGATTTAGCATTTTGTTCTATTTTTGTTCCTATTTCAAAACCTTTTACATCATCATCTGGTGCTGGACTCCATGCTGTATTTTTATTTCCTTCTTCTAATTTTATTGAGTGTGCAAATATTTGTCTTCCTACTGTTATTCCTACTGGTAATCTTATCCAAAAAGCATGCTTAATACTAGTGGCTTTTGCTGCTTTAAATTTATAAGTGAATTTTTGATATTCTGTTGTAACATTAAATGTTGTTAAATTTAAAAAATATCCAACTTTTATACTTGTATTAGCTGTTGCCTTTAGCCAAATACTAAAACAATATTCTTTATTTTCTTCTAATGTCTTGATTGTAGGATATATATATATTCCACTTTCTGATGTAAATTGAACTAGTGTTCTTATTCTTAATGCTTTTTTAAAAGGTGCTGTTTCTTCATCTTGTATTATCAATTCAATTTTAGATGAATTGTCTATAATCCAATTATCTAAATTATATGGTGCAGAATTAGGTATTAAATTTGTTCCACCTACTTGTATATTATTAATACTTTCTGTTACAGAATTTGTTATTTTCCCAGCACTTTGTTCTATTGCAGTATTCATTTGTTCTGTTGTACTGTAATCATTATTTAATCGCTCTGTCGTTTCATTTACTGTGTTAGTTATTCCTTCTACTGTTTTTTCAACTTCACTCATTTTTGTTGTAACTTTTTTTGTTCCTTCATTTGCACTATCTGCATTTTCATTAGCTGAGTTTAATCCTTCTGCTACAACAGGGTTTGAATATGTTACAGAATTATCTGACCATGTTATTTTAGAACGTGTCCATATATATTTTCCTTTACTCCATTTATCTTGTGTAGCTTTCCAAGAACCACCAATTACTTTTGTTTCTGAATTAGATAAATAATATTCTGTCTCAATAGCTTCAATTCCTAGTCCATCTTTACCATTTGTTCCATCTTTTCCGTTAGTACCATCGACTCCGTCTTTTCCATCTTGTCCGTTCGCTCCTTGAATACATGTAGGTTGACTTTCTTCTTGTGTGTCATCACTAAATGCAGTTACAGTTTTTTGCCACATATATTTACCTTTTTGCCATTCTGGAGCTTCCACTGACCAACCACTTGTTGGAGCTTGCGTTGATGAGTCTGACAATGCATACATTACCTGTACTTCTTTTACTGTTTCACTTACTGTAGTAGTAACAGATTTTAATGTGTCTTTAATCTCGTCTATTGTTTGTGTATGCTCACTTATTTTTTTTGTGTTATTATCTGTCTTTGTAATTAACCCAGTTATAGTTTGATTTTGTTTATCTACAATTAATTCTGTTCTTTTTATTGCTTGTTCTTCAGAGCTAGCTACATTCTGATAATTTACAGTAGCTTTTGTAAGCGAAGGTGCTGACATTTCACTTTCTAAACCATTTGGGCTTTTATAATTAAATCTAAATAAGAACGAATAAGAAAATGTACCATCTTTATCTACAACTACTACTTCGTCGCCAGTTTCTTGATAAGGTTTTGCTTGTCCAGTTATTTCAAAAGATGTATATTCAAAACCTTTTACTGTATTAAATAATGCAGTAATTAGCTGTTTTCTTTTATCTTCTGTATAAGCAAATGGATTATCATTAATAACTAAACTATTTTCTCCATCTTCTGCTATACTTTCTTCATCACGCATTACTACATTTTCGCCTTCAATGTCACTTATTCCAAGACTAACAAGATTTATTGGGTGTGTATTTCTCTTAAGTATTAACTCTGAATAATCGTTCATTTTCATTTTGAATTCGCAACCCGCAAGTTTTAAAACAAGCAACTTATCCAAGTCTTTAACTAACATTTTGTGAACATCTTTAACTTCTAAGCCAGTCCTTTTAGGAGTAATAAAATATAATTTGTCATCATATCTTATTTTTGCAAATGTTCCACTAATTTGAGCAACAGCTTGAAATACTTGTCTAATTAGTGAACCTTCTGTGAATTGATTACTATCAACAATAAATCCTGCATTAGCAAAATCTGTAGTTGCTAGTATCATTCCTGCTTCTTGACAAGCTTCTTGCAATACTTGTAATATAGTAACTTTTCCACTTCCATAATTTAAGCTGGAAACATACTCAATATTAGATTTAAGCATATAATCCATAGCAGTTACTTTATTTATATTTGTTGTGTCATTAGGTTCTACTTCTTGTGTAATAAATGTTCCTAATTCAATCCATTTAATACCATTTTCTGTTTTTATTCCTGTCAAATATTTGAATTCTTTATTTTCCAAATCTACAATGTTTTCTATTTCAAAATCCAATGTTCTTGCTATAGCTGTACCAAAAATATTGCCATCTAAATAACAATCATCTTCATATTGTACATTGTTAATATCATATTCCTGTCCATCTAATACAATTTTGTCATACTGTGTTGTGCTTTCTTCGTAAGCTTTTTTTATGCTATCTGTTACATTAATCATCACTTACCTCCCCACACTGATCCAGTTCAACTTCAAATTCGTCATATCTGTGATTTTTAGTCGTTGACAATACTGATGTTTCTGGAAATATAACAAAAAATTTCTTAGTAAGCATTGTCTGTTTTTTTAAAGAAAAATAAGAGTACACATCTTCATTTTTTGAAAAATGAGACATATACTCTTTATATTTGTCTTTATTTAATTGGCCAAATGTAACTTTTATATGAGTTTTAGGCATAGGCCCATAATTTCTTCTAATAGAGCCATTTCTCATCGTTACTTCTTTAATTACGTCTGGCTCATCTTCTTGTATTTTATATCCCCCGCTTAATATATTTTTGAAGGTAAAATCTCCATGTTTCAATAAATCCATTTTGTACCTCCTAATATCCGTATTGTAGCTTTCGTTTAGTATTTACCTTATTTGTTGAAGTTGCTAATACCTTACCGTCTAAATTTGTCACAGTATTAACTGTAATATCTTTGTTGTCATCTAAACTTTGTAATCTAATCTGTCTATCATCTTCTATTTGAGTTTTTATTTGTTGTGTATTTGTTAAATTAGATGTTAATTTATCATTTTCATAATTGATGGCTTTTTCCATATCCTTATATACAGAGTCTAGACTATCGTTAAATCCTTCTCCCACACCTAGTCCAAGCATTTTCCCTACGTCATCAGCAAATAATTTTGATGGAGAGTGTATTCCGAAAAAACTCTTAATATTGTTGAAAATATCACTACACCAGCCCGAAATTTTACTCCACAACCAATTTGCCATATTAGAAATTCCATCCCAAATACCACTAACTAAATTCTTACCAATGTCTACAACCATCCCTGGAAGTTTAGTTAGTGCATTTATAACCGCACTAATTAATTGTGGAATTTTACTTACCAGCTGTGGAATTGCCTGAACTAATCCTACTGCGAGTTTAACAATCAATTGGATACCCATTTCTATTAATTTAGGTAAATTATTTATAATTGCATCTAATAATTTTTCTATTATTACAGGAATTTTATCTATAAGTTGTGGGATAGCATTTATTAAGCCTTCTGCTAGTCCTAGTATTAATTGTATTCCCGCATCTATTATTTGGTCTATATTATCCAATAGTCCTTCTACCAATGTTATAACTGCATTTACTGCCTGTGGTATTAATTCAGGAAGCATTTGTGCTATACCAGTTATTAACTGTGTGATTAGCGTAATTCCCATCTGAATTATCTGAGGTAACATATTTATAAGCCCATTTATAAAATTTTGAATTAGCTGCATTGCTAATTGTAATATTTGTGGCATATAATTTAATATTGTAGTAGACAGCGACACCAAAATTTGTCCTATACTAGACAATATCATTGGTGCATTAGTTATAAGCAAATTTAATATTTGCGGAAATATTTGATTAATTGCTTCAATAATTTGTGGTGTAGCGTTTGCGATGCTTTGAATTAAATTAGGTAGTAGTTCTCCAACCGCATTAACTATATTTTGAATAGCAGTAATTCCTGTTTCTATAACTTGATCTATTGTTCCGCTTCCATTAAGAAAGTTATCAAAAGCAGCTTTCATGGAGCTAATACTTCCAGTTATCGTAGTAGATGCTTCTTTTGCTGTCGTCCCAGTTATTCCTAGATTTTGTTGTATTGCATGAATTGCATTATATACATCGCTTAAGTTACTAATATCATATTTAACACCTGTAAGTTTTTCTGCATCGGCAAGAAGTCTTTTCATTTCTTCCTGAGTACCACCATAACCGAGTTTAAGATTATCAAGCATTGTATAGTTTTGTTTAGCAAAGCCTTGATAAGCATTCTGTATTAACTCCATTGATGTACCCATTTTATTAGCATTATCAGACATGTCTGTTAATGCCATATCTGCTACATTAGCTGCTTTTTCGGTATCTCCACCTAAACTTTGTAATAAGCTAGCACTAAAACTTGTTACAGTCTCCATATACTGATTAGCACTCATACCAGCTGTCTTATAAGCATTTTCTGCATTTTTGATAACTTTATCAGCACTATCTTTAAATAAAGTTTCTATACCACCAACATTTTGTTCTAAATCTGCATAAGAATTAACAGAGGCCGTACCTAATCCTGCAAGTGCTACAGTAGTTGAACCTATTGCTACTAATGCACCTTTCAGTGCTGTACTTGCAATACTACCTATTTTACTGAAACCGCTTTTAACTTTACTATCAACACTATTTATATCTTTTTCTAAGTCTTTTGTATTTCCATCAAAATTAATAGTAACTGAGCCGTCTGACATTTTGTTTTCCTTTCTAGTCAGGCTCATTGGCTCAATTTAAAGACTATTTTTTATTTATTCTGATTTCTATTTGCTTTCCGCAATTTTTACATAATAAAAAGACGCCTTTACTTTGTGCGTCTTTTCCATATATCAATAATTTTTTATTGCAAAACGGGCATCTATACCATTCTTTCATTGTCCTCTTCTTTCTTGTTTCCTTTTACTAAATTAATTATCTTTTTATAAATCCAAGCTATTCCTAAACATAAATACTTGCAAAAATAATATAAAATTTGAAACCCAAAAACTATACAGAAACAAGGAAATGCTATAAAAATTATATAAAGTATATTATTTGATTTTTTAAATAAATCAAAAGCATTTATTGAAGTTTTGTTATATACCTTATTATATATTGCCTTTTTAGGATTATTGATGAAGCCCATTCCTTTCTTTCCATATAATGGATTAACATTTCTTTTAGCTGCTCTTTTTATTCTTCCTGTTGTTCTCGCTTTTATACTATTTTTTAAATTAGGTCTTCTTACTCCAAATTTCATAATATCCCCTCCTAGCAAGAGTATATTACATCATTTTATTTTTTTCAATATTTTACCATAAAGCATTAGCAAAATCTTCCTCTTTTTCTTCTTCTGAGCGCATATCTGGTAACGCATATAATTTTTTCATTTTACTATAATATTCTTTCATCGACTTATCTTTTATTTTGCTTAATTTTATGGTTCTAAATTCCATTATCTTTGAAAATAATACATTTTCGTTTAAACTCGTGAACAATGCCTTAAATTTCCACCAATGTAAATATTGTATACTATTTAAATCTATTTTATATTGCTCCATAAAGGCAGAATATATATATTCCGCATCAAATTCATAGCTATAAATTTGCTTTTGTTTTTTTTCTACTTGTTTGTCTATATCATTATTTTCTTTAATTTTTATATCTTTTCCACATCTATAGAACCACAGCATATCATCTACAGCTGTTTTAATATTAGTAATTTCACTCGGTTTATAATAATATAACTTTAAGGCAATTATTACTTTGTCTGAGTCTTTAATTGTATTATCTTGCATAAGCAACTCAAATTTAATACTTTCTCTAAAATCTGTTCTAATTTTTAATTTATTTGGAGTAGATTTGGGTAATTTATTTAAAATTAAATTATACATTATCTTTTACCTTTATATTTGTTATATCTTCTTGTTTCTCTATTAGGCATGTATTTTGTTTTTATTTCTAAATTATTATATAAATCTTGAAAACTTTTTGTTGCTTCATTTTTAGCGTCTGTTATATCTTTAAACAATTCCATATGTTTTTGTAAGTCTTTCTTACCTTCAAACAACTTTTGTGATATTCCTTCTCCAAAAACTGTATCAAAGAATTCATCTATTATATTACACTCAAATCTTAACGCTTCTGACATTTTCAATTGTTTTTTTTCATATTCTGCAGATTTTTCTTTTACTACTATTAATGCTTTTTCAAATTTTTCTATATCATCTGCATCTGTAAAACTAAAATCCACATCTATATTTCCTATTCTCATATTTTATATGCTCCTTCTAATTAATATAGAGGCTTATTTTCTAAGCCTCGTTTTCAGTAAATGTAGCTATCGTATTATTTTCACTTAATACTGCTGTTCCTGCTTTAAATGTACCATTTTTTCTAAACGTTCCGCTATAAGTATAAGCATCTGTTGAATCTCCTTCTGCGTCTGGAATTACAGTATATGTTCTTAATCTTGCTTCATAACCAGTCCCTGCGCTAGCTTCTTTACTAAAATCAACAATTAAAATATTAACTAAAGCATCTGCTCCAGTTTTTTCGTTGTCTGTAATGTCTACTAGCTTTTCATGTACAGCATTTCCTGTATATTGGTCAAATGCGTAGCTTATCTCTGGAGAATATCCTGTAACATCTGTTACTTCTCCATCCTCGTCTACATAAGTTCTTGAATATTCTGTAGCATTTTTAGATTGTGACATTTCAGTAAATTTTGTCATTCTTTGATATTTTGATGTTCCATCTGTTCCTACATCCATAAATGCTACTTTTCCACTTCTTTTTACTAACTTCTCTGTATTTTCTGCTTCTGGCATTTTATTTCCTCCTTTTTAATAAAAAATAGAGCCTTAAAAAGGCTCATCATATACAACCTGCATTGGGATAACGTATATCGCTGTTGAGTCTGTAGTTTGGAGTATTGTTCCTCTTCCTGTACACTTAATCCAGCAAATACCGTCTATCTTAGGCAAGTTTCCTATTTTATCTTGTTCCTTTATCCATTTAGTAAAATCATCACAAAATTTTGAGTTTTTAATATTCTCTAATGCACTAAAACTAGATTGAATAGAAAAATCAAAAAGTATTTGATTTCTAGCTCCACCATCTGCAAACGGAGTTAGAATTGTTGTTGCTGGTGTTTCGTCTATAGAATATGACTGTGGCTTGTCTTTTATATAATCCACGTTTACTTTGCCATTTTTCAAGTATGGACAAGTCTCTATAAATTCTTTTATTAGTTCTATTTTTGATTTTTCTGCCATTTTAGCCTCCTGATTTAATATAGTTTTCCACATCTTTCACAAGGTCATTTTTTCTTCTTTGCAGCATGAGTTTGTCCCATTTAGCACCTGTACCAGAAGTATGATGTTTTAGATTTTTAGAAGTCAATACCTTTTTCTCTCCCAATTTAGCCCACGCACTACCATTTTTTGCAAGCATTAATTTACCATAATATTGATATTTAGCATATGGGCTTGTATATTTAATTTCGTGATTACTAGGATAAGTTTTATTTCTTCTAAGCATCCCATTGTCCATTGGAATAAACTGGTTAATTAATCTATCTGCATCATCTCTTAAGAAACGTACTACTCTACCATCTTGATTTAGTCCGTGGTCTTTCAATATTTTATTAACAGAGTTCATCTTCACTTTTACATTTATTTTCATTACTCTGTTACTCCTATCTTGTAATGTTGCAAATTACCTTTTCTGTTATCATCTACACTTACTACTTTAAAGACCTGATACTTTCCTTGCAATTTAGATAAATTAAATTCATCTTTTACAATTCCTTCTACTATATAATCATTAGTAGTTATATCTAACTTTTCTGTAGTTGGTATTGTAATAGAGCCTGTACTTCCTTTTTCTAGACCTTTATCAACTAAGTTAATCTTTTTATTGTGTCTAAAATAGACCTTATCATAATGTTGTATTATAAAATTTTCATCGTCTGTTGTATGATATACGCTTATTTGATGTATAAAAAATCTATCATTCATTTAACACACCCCACAGTACAACAAAGGATTTCCATCTGTTCCTATAACATTCCATAAATATTGACTTAAAACCTTTTGTTTTTTATCCTCGTAATCAGATTTAATTTCTTCTGGTGTAGAATAACTTTCACTCCAACCCTCGATATTTTGTGATTTAAGATTTCCTATTTCGGATAATTTTGTGTTTTCTTCATCTTGCAAAGTAATAATTAAGCAAGTAACATATTTTACTTGCTCTGGAATATTGTTTATATCAATTCTTCCAAAAGTTTTATAATTAATATAGTTACTTGCCTCTATGTTTAAATTTTTGAAATTTTTAGGCACGTTATCTGTACCTAATATTGATTTATATTCATTTTCATCTTTTAAGTAAGTTAACATGCCTTATTTCCTCCTAACCTGCAGCTGCTACACTTATTGTCGCATGATTTGTAAAAGTTTTGCCTTTACTATCAGTTACTTTGACATTTATTTTGTAATCTTGAGCTGTTAAAGGTGTTGTATTTACTTTCACATTAGTTCCATCTATCTTAAATGAAGCATTATCTACTCCATTTGTTTTATCAGCTTCTAATGTATATGTGAATGGGCTTGTACCACCTGTTGCAGATAATGTAGCAACTACTGCATCTGCGTTTACATTTGCATTACCTTCTTGTAGTCCTTCTTCTGGGGTTATTGTTAATGCTGTTATCTCTGGGTCTATTACGCCGACTTTTTTTACTCTTACAGCTTTAGCATCTGTTACTGTATCTGTATAAACCATTCTGCCTTGTAATGCAGATGCACCAATATGTTTTCCGTCTTTCAAATCATTTATAGTTGGTTGTACTTGCCATTCATCTATAGCTTGACACCAATCAATAGCATAAACAATATATTCTATATCTTTACCTTCTACTTGTCCTAAATCTTGCGTTAATACATTAACTCCATTAATTCTACCAACTACTCCTTCTCTAGCTAGTTCAGCACCAATTTGAGAACTTGTGTTAGAGAATTTTTCATCAGTTAGCAATAATAACTCTGTAGCGTAAGAAATAGCTACTCTTATTCTTGATTTATCTACACCCAATTTTGCAATTTCTGCAATATCAGCTAAAATGTTTGCATATACGTTATCTGCTGTACAGTCATTCATTGTCGAAACTGTTGTTCCAGTTGTTAATGCTTTTATCGCATCTGCTTCTAAAGTAGAAGCTATTACATAAGCACCACTTTCTAATCTTTGTGCTACTAAATTATCTGGAACTGCTTTACTTTCATATCCATCAATTAATTCATTAATAGCTTTATGATTATCAATTGGTATATTTTTGTATGTTGTAGCAGATTGTGATAAATCCACACCACTTTTGACATCATAATCAACTATTTTTACATCAGTGCTTCTTACTGGAACTTTTACTGCTCCTGAGACTGGATTTCCTTCATAATCTCTACTAAAAGTATTTCTAATTTTTAACTGTGGTCTCATTAATTTAACAATTGCGTTTGCATATCTTTCTTGTCTTTCGTGTGTTCCATTTGTTTCTATAGCATTTGCCATAATTAATCATCCTTTCTATTTTTCAAAATTAATTTCGGGGTGTTTACTTGCTAATATTCCAAGAACACCGTCGTTTTTAGAGCTAATTGTCCTAACTGGTGCACCAGTGGCTTTTAGTTCTGTTTCAAGTTCTTGTTTTAAATATTTAGGGTTATCTTTCAAGAACTTAGCTAAATTTTCATCAAATTCGCCTTCCATTTTGCTTACTTTAAAAAGAACATAATCAGCATCATCTTTGTTTACTCCTGCCTCTAAAATGGCATTAGTTTGTTTTAATATATTTAACTCATTAAGCGTCTTTTGAAATTCAGCATCTTTTTCAGCTTGTTTTTGTTCGGCTGTTTTTTGACTTTCTTGCCACTCTTTAAAAGCTTTTAAGTCATCTTTACTAGGCATTTTCTTTTTTTCTTTTTCTATCCTATCTTGCACTATTTTATTAAGTTCTTCCTGTGTGAAAGTCTTTTTAGTTTGTCCCTCATTTTGATTTGTAGTTTGAGTATCTACATTTCCAGTTTCTTCAGCATTATTTGTGCTTTCTCCTGTATTTGTGTTTTGATTTTGTAAATCTTTGTTATCTTCCATTTCTTCCTCCTAATTTTTAAGTCCAGAGTGGACTGATTACCTTGTTTCTTTAATGCCTTGCCAAGTAAAAGGCATAAAAATAAGAGCTATCTCTAGCTCTTTAATTTATTATTCAAAATTCTAATATCTATATTATTTTTCTTACTATTTTATCAGGTGTTATTAAAATATCTCCTTTTACAATGTATCCTTCTTCTTTTGCTAAGCTATTAGCATAACTAATAATTTCTACTATACTACCATTTGTTAATTCTACCTTATCTCCTATTTCATACTGCATTCGTTTTCCCTCCTATACTAAATTATTTTCTATGTCCACTATTATATCTAATATTTTCTCATATTCTTCTGCAAGTGGAGTAAAGTCCTGATTTTTGTCAAGTTTACCTACTATGGCGTCACATACAATATTTTCTAATTCTTCTAATGTATCTTCATTGTATTCAACATTTATATCTATATTGATTTCTTCTAGTAATTCAATTTGCCTTTTATCAAATTTATTATTAATTTTCATAATATCATTCCTTTTTCGTTTTCTTTGGATATACAGTTACTAATTTTCCTGTTTCTGTATTTATTATTATTGTACAGTTTTTTCCTTTTATTTGTTGTGTGTTATTAGTCCTAATTTTACCATATTTTATTGGATTTTTCAATGTGTCCTGTATATCTTCAAAACTTATATTTCTTGCATATGTCCTTGATATTATATGTTCTCCAATTTCTGTAATTTCTATGCTATTTACTTTCATTCCTATTATATCGCTATTGTTATATTCATTAGCCATTTTAGTAACACTTGCAACTTGAGTACTTATATTTCTATCTTGTTTTCCAACATACAATCTCGTGTTATCTTTCTTAAATGATGTTTGTTGTATAAAATCATCCAATTCATTTTGATGTGTCTTATATATCAATGCTTGTTTAGAAAATTGAGTTTTTGTATCTTCTATCAATTTGTTGTCCGCTATATTTGATTTTAATATTCCTTGTAATCCTGATAATTCTTTTTTATCTTGTCTTATTTGTCTTTCCATTTTTCTTTGCATTTGTGTTGCATCATATTTACTTATTTTTTGTCCATTATATGTAACTTTTTCATTTCTCCAAGCATTTAACTGTTCTTGAGTATAAGATTTAGCAGAACCTTTTAAATAAGGATACCAATCATGTCTGCAATTTACTCCTTTAAAACCTGTTGCAGTTCCATATCCTATATCTCTTAAAGATAAATAACCTTTTGTACCACTTCTACTAACAATCTTTCCTTGCCATTGTGCATGTTCTGGTCTAGCTCCTCCGTGTGCTGTTAACTCCATTAAGTCCCAACCCATCTCATTTGCTCGCAACTCTTGCAATTTTCCGCAAGTTTGATTTACTCCTGTTATAACATTCGTCCTTACTGCACTTTCTAGACTCGTTTTTCTACCACTTGGATAAGTTATTATGGCTCCTTGTGAGCTAATATTATCTATTGCATCTAATATTGATTTGGAATAGCTTTTTACTCCTGTTGAAACTTCCATATATGCCATATTCATCGCATTATAAAACTGTGTTTGTGAAGAAATAGCTGTTGTCATTACTAAGTTTTGTAAATTTCCCGATGTTTTTTCTATCGTTGCATTTAACATTTGCACCATTCCTGGACTCTGATTTATTGGTAATGGATTTAATCCTGCTTCTGTATATATTTTATCATCAAATTTTAATGTTTTAGTTCCTGCTTCTTCAAATATTTTTGCTACTTCTTCATAAGTAGAATGATTGTATTTGGCTACTAAAGATATAATATCTATATATAAAACTCCCATTTCTTGTGCTATTTGTATATCATTTAGCACAACAGTATTAACATATCCTACATTCGCTATTCTTGTTGCTATTTCTTCTATTATTTCTAATTCCAAATTTGCATATAATTGATTTGCTTGTTTTTCTATCTTTGCAAAATCTTTTTCACTTAGCATAAGTTATTCCTCTTCGCTATTTTCATTGTTAGTAGTAAATCCAAAAGCCTCTTGATTACTCATTTTTTCTTCTTGTATTTTTTGTAATTCTTCTTCTGCTTCATCTTCTGACATACCTTTTATATCCATTAAATAAGATTTCTTACTTCTTAATCCTTGACTTACTTCCATTTGTGCTCTTGTTATTTCTTTATCTTTATCTTCTATAATACTGTCATCTGGTAAAATTGTTATTTTATTTGTTTTTATTCCTTCTAACTCACATACTGCTTTTACCAAGCCTTCTACACAGGCATTGACAATTATCTGATAATGCTGCTTTGTTCTAAATGTTTGACTATTCTCTGATATTACTTCTGTAGCTGTTTTAGTTCCTGCTCCATCGAACTTGTAATAATTACTTCCTAAGCCTACATTTTCGGATAACCAGTTTAGATCTGCATTTATACTATCGATGTGTTCTTGATATCTTAAAGTAAAATCTATTTCTTTTACTGGCTCTTTCATTTTGTCACTATCTATATTTAAAGCTTGATAAACTCTGTCGTTTTTATCAAAGTATTGTACAAAACGAGGATTCCCATCTCCGTCTGTCTCCATTTTTCCTTTCATAGCAGACTGGTCAACAAGTATTCTTTTTTTACCTAAAATAAACTCGTTATAAAAACTGTCATATTTAGTGTCCAATGATTTAAATCTATCAATGCTATTTGCATAAATACTTATACTCATTGGAGAATTTGTATCAAAATTATTAGCTATATTTGGCTTCCATATTTGAAAATATGGATTTTTAGTTATTACAACTTCACTTTCTCTTACATTTGGAAATACATCATTAAAATTCAATTGTTTTCCAAGTGCTGTATCTGTATTAGATTTATAAACTTCATTTAACTTTATATATTTTCCATCTACATATTCGTGATAAGTAATATGTGTATAATAGATTTTTCTTTTTCCCTTATCGTCTATAAATCTACTAACTGTTATCATTCCCATAATATAACCATTAGTGAACTTATAAGGAATGATTACATCTCCGTCTATATAATCAATTATCGTATTATTATTTTCATCTTTATATTCAACAGTTGCTCCATTTCCAAGAGCTAGCATTTTTTCAATAAAAATAGGAAGATTAACAGTAAAGTCATTCTCTTTACTATCTAACACTTCCCATAATCTTTTAGTTGCATTTTTATTACTTAAATTTACCTGTGTTTTTTCCGTCCATAATAGCTTCGTTAAGTCTTCGCATAGTTTTTTCGGCATATTCATTGTTAGTCTTTCACATTGTGTACTTTTTCCATTTATCATCTCTGTATAATAATGAAAATCATTTACATTTCCTCTATACCAGCTTTTCCATATAGCCATTAAATCGTAAATAGTTCCAACTGTTAAATTAATTCCTTTTTTACTTAATGTACTTGCTATATTATTGTAAAAATCCATTTTGATTTCTCCTTATTGTTTTAATCCTAATTTCTGTAAATTATCTTTTATCCAATATTGGAATTGGTCTTGTGTGTGGTCCGCATAACTATAAGCATAATCTTGCGTATAAGTGTTATAATATTTTTCAGAACTTAAAAAAACCTTTTCTGTTTTATCTGGAATAGGCTTTCCTTTTTCTACACTATCTTTTAACCACATATAATTTTCATTTTCTTTTTTGAAAATTTGATTATTGTTATTATTTAAAACTCTAAACTTCTTTTTGGCTAAAAAGTCTTGCGAATAATCTATTAATTGTTCTTTATTTGTTCCTTTGTCTACTGGATGCAGTCTTCTACCATAGTCTTTAAAATATTGATTTCTTAAGGCTCCCTCCGCACTATCTATTGTTTCCTTGTCTGTTCCTGCTTTATACTTCTTATTCGTTGCTAATTCAAAATTAAATATATCTTTACTTAGCTCACTAGGGGCTTTCTTGTTTGGCTTTTCATGTGGGCTGTAATAATAAGTATCTAATAAATACCAATATCCATCAGAACCATATCCATAAGCTCCACATGTTGTTGCAGATGTCTGATGTCCACTATCTGTTGCAAAATCTATATATAATATTTTTATATTGTTTCTTTCTATATAATCTTCTGGTACATATTCTATTAAATCTGGATTATATATAAGTCCTTCTAGTCCTATTACTTCTCCTAGATATATCCATCTATATCTTAGTTCATCATTCCTTTTCATTTCTTCAGCTTGTTCAATAAATATTTTTCCAAGCCATTTTTGAGGCACTGTTCTATAATCTGTTTGAGTTACTATGCAGTCCTTTCTTTGTGCCATTTTTTCTGCCCATTGATTTACCCAATTAAATTTGTTCTTTGGTGGGTTATATGAATACAAGACTATAAACCAGTCATCATTTCCTCTTGTGAATGTCGCTATTATCTGGTCTATTTCATCTGGTCCGTCAAATTCTGTTAATTCTTCAAACCATAATATTTTAATCGGTGTATCCTCATCTATCATACCTTTTATTTTTTCGTAATCGTCTCCACCAGAGAAGTATATATTATTTTTATTATTTAAATGAATTTCTAAAGGACTTTTGTAAGCTGTATAATCTACCCCCTCGTATAAATGTAATCTTTTTAAAGCTCTTTTCATTTCTTTATAAACTGAGTTTCTCAATGTATTTTGGTATTTACGAAATATTACAGCACTACATTTATTAAACTGTTCGCAAAATACAGAAACTTTTAAACTATCTTTACTTGTCTTTGCACTTCCTCTTCCACCTTTATCTATTTGATGTGTCTTTTTGCTATTAAAAGTATTCCAAAAATGTGGAGCTATTAAATCTCGTATATTAATTCTTATCATCTTCTTCCTCCTCATCATTTGGAAGGTCATTGATTATTTGTACTCTATCTTTGTCTTGTATTGTTTTCTCATCTTGTACTACTTCTCTTATTGTATTAAATGCTTGTACATCTCCTTTTAAAGCTTTTCCATACATTGCAACTATAAGTGCCATTTGATTATCTATATCATCTTCTTCTATTCCTAAATCTTTCATGAAATTTAATTGCTTTTTTGATTTAAATGGCAATGATAAAAGCATTTCCATTTGTTCTTTCATTGCTTTTCTTTGTCTACGAACTTCTCCTGATTTTTTGCCACCTTTTGCACCATTTTCTCGCGCTTCGTTCGCGCTTCGTTTATTAAATCTATACGGTATTAAGTTTTTCTCATTAGCCATCTACCTCCACCTCTGTAAATTCTCCTTTTATATGTTTAACTTCATTAACGTGTCTTGTTGCTTTGCAGTTCTATTAAGCTGCTTTTTATATCCTTGTATCTTGCTATCATCTTTTTCATAATCTAAACATTTTATTATTGTTAAATTATTTTCTTGTATTGTTATTAGTTTTCTTTTACATATAGTATTCTTACATGTATCACATAACTTCATTATTTTCTCCTTTGCATAAAAAAAGAGCCTATCAACTGATAAGTTCTGTAATATTTTTGTAATATTTATGTAATATTTTTTCTTGATTAATTATATATTTTGTCGTATAATATTTTTGTCCTTCCATATTCCTTCTTTTTTTTCTTCTTCGGAAAGGAGGTACATATGAAAAATTTAACACTTATTGTCGCATTAATTATTATCTATTTGATTCTCAAATTGTTTGATTAATGCAAAAGACTAGAGTTGCAGCTCTAGTCTTTTTTTGTCCTTCTTCTTAACACTTATTGTCTTTCAATACTGAAAGGAGGTAATAATTATGAATGAAATAATAAAGATATTATTCTTTTCAATTATTACCAGATACATTTCTGTATCACTATTATTATACTAGTATTTTCAAAAAATGTAAACACTTTTTACTGTTTTTTGTTGTCTTTTTTCACATTTTTTCGTCTTTTTCCGTCTTTTTTAGCACTTTTCCGTTTTTATTTTGTTATCTATATCATTTATTGCTATTATAATTAAAACATATTTTAGTAGTAACTTTCAGTAACATTTAGTAACTTATTATATTTTTTATGCCGCTTCGTCAAATTTATTTAATGCAACTCCATGTATTCTTTTTGTGTACTCATAATTATAATGCATTTCATCTGCTATTTTTATTAAACTTTTTCCTTTTATGTATTTTTTATATAAAATGTTTTTATAAGGTTGTCCTAATTTCTTTAGCTGCAGTAATATCCTCTTTTGTTTATCTTTCAATTCTAGTATTTCATTAAATAATTCTTCCTTATCGTCTATATATGTAACTAACTTTTCAGCCATACTATCTTCTACTTTTCTACTTCCGCTTCGGCATGTCTGATAATATAGATGTCAATTGATTTATTTCATTTCCTCTTTCAATTAAGTCTTCCATATTTTCTCTTATATATTCTTTGTTGTTTAAATAATCTTTTAAATCTTCTCTTTTCATTTGTCCCTCCTCATTAAAATTAATCTTTCTACTCTTGCTAACGCTTCGTAACTGCTTATCTTCTTACCTTCACGCCTATTTCGTACATCTAGCCTTATTATATCTATCTGTCTGTTATATGATTGTTTATACATTTTTGCTACTGTTGTTTTACTATATCCTCTTCTCCAGAGTTTTATTATTTCTTCATCTGTCATACTAACACCTCTTTAGTATTAGTATGCTTATTTATTTTTCTTTTAATAATAATTCTAATCTTTTTAACTTATACTTACTGTCACTTATATGTGTTGCTAGTCTTGACATGCTTATACTATGTCCGTCTATTAAACTAGTTATATCTTCTTCTACTATATCATTTGCATCTATCCAATTATATAATGCCTTTTCTAATCTATCTTTTTTTGATAACTTCATATCAAGAACTCCTTAAGCTATTTTACTAGTATCTCTAACGCATCTGTTTCAATCTCACATATTATTGCATCATCTTCGTCTACATTTAATAATCTTATTTTCATCTTTTATTCTTCCTCCTCTATATCTTCTTGCCAATTACCATATATAATTAATTTGTCTTCATGTACGAAGCAATCTTCTAATATTGCTTCAAAATTATCATCATCACACTGGTCCAGTCCGCTATCACTCCATAATTCACATTCCACATCATCTGACAAATCCTTTATTATTTCTCTTATTTTTCCAACTGTTAATTTATTCACTTTTATTCTCCTTTCACTCTATAACAATTTTTATTATACTGTTCATGTGTTAATATTGTTTTACCAATCTATTACTTTTTTATCTTTTAATATTTCTAAGACTCCAATAAACTCTGGCTGTAAATCTTCACTGAAATATTGTCTTATATTTTCTACTTCGGTTATTGCATTGTTTATTATCTTATCTTTCTTTTTATTTTCTTCTTGCTGTTCTTGTAGCATAGATAAAACTGTTTGCATTGCTCTTATTTCATGTTTAAAATCATTGTTTGATAATCCACATTCATCTGCTTCTATATAACTTTTTATCATTTTATCTATTATTTCTATTGCTTCTTCTTGTTCTTTTGTCATAGCTTGTCCTCCTTATATAGTATGTCCATATGCTAATACTGATTTAATTACTCTTTTTAAATTATATTTTTTATAAAACTCATTTAATTCTGCTATTAATAATTTTAATTTTGCATTATTTTCCGATTTCGTATTTGATTTTATTCTTCCAACAAAATATAAATTATCATTTTCTAATACATTTACAGTATGTAATCCATATTTATCAGATAAACTATTGTTAAATTCTTTTATTTTTTCTGTATCTTTTTCAGGTAATTCATTTTCTTTTACATTTTCTAATTCTAAGCCATAATCTAATATTTGTTTTTTATTCATTGTTTATCTTCCTCCCATATTGAAAATCTATTTATCATTTTCTCTGTCGTTGGTATTTCTTTTTCTTTTAGCCATTCCCTAAATTTCTTTTCGCAATTACCACATAAGTCAAAGTCTTTTTTTATAGAATAGTCATATTTATTTTGTTTATAATGTTTATATACTTCAAACCCTTTTTGATAAGTATAAGGTATAAACTTACCACATTTATCACACACATATTTAGGTCTATTCTTACACTCTCCTATATTCATTACTTATACTCCTTACTTCAATTTTCACTTTCCTAATCCCCTTCCGCACATTGGACAGTAGTTTATCTTCTTAGTAGGTAAAAACCAATTATTATCTTCTACCCTCATTGTCAAATTTTCAATACTTGCTACTAGTTTTTTATCTTTTACATTTATTGATAAATCTATGTCAACATTATTTTTTAGTGTTTTACTAATTAAACTTTTATTACGATTATAAAAGCCATCTTTTTCACAATATTTACACATTTTTTATTTTTCCTCTCTAATCTAAATCCATGATATTTTTTGTACATAAGGTATGTTGTAACATATCCAACAACATGCTTTATTGAATGATGTTTTACAATTTATGAATTTAATTCTTTTTTTAAAAATTATTATTCCTAGCTTATCTATATATTTTTCATACAAATTTGATCTTGTTTCTGTTTCTAATGTACTGAGTGGTAATAATAAACAAAATGCTTTTATTTTATTTCTTTCAATTAAGTCAAAACTTCTTTCAATAATTCTATTCTGTTGAGAAAAAGGTGGGTTGCTAATTAGTAAATCGCAATTAATTGGTGGTTCTGTTGTAAAAAAATCCTCATGTAAATTATCAAATATGTGTGTTGCTTTATATTTTAAATTTAGTTCATCTGCATATAACTTAAAATGACTATCATAATTATTGAATGGAAACCAAATAGAGTTATATTCTTCGATGTGTATTAAATTATATATGTTTTCAACAACCCATCTAGGAGTAGCAACATGATCCTTATTAGTTTCTTTATCTTTTTCATATTCTGATATGTACATGTTCCTATTTTTCTCCTTCTAAAAGTTCTTCTAGTTCTTTTTTATATTTTTTATAAGTTTCTGTTGTGTCTGGAAATTGACTAATTAGTAATGCTAAATATTTCTTTTTGTTTTCTCTATTTTCTTCTTCTGGCTCTTTTATTCTCTTTTTATCTTGCTCTCGCTCTTGTAAAACATTATCTATTGCTAATAATACATTTGTTATGTTTACTGTTCTATTAATATCTGGTATCCAACCATGTGATTTTAAAAACAAAAGTAAATCTCTTATATCTTCTATGCTACCGACATTTTTGTCGTTTGTTTCTTCATATAGTACGTCATCTAGTCCTTTATCTCTTCTTGTTGCTCTTAACTCTTCATCATCTAAATCAAATGCCATATTTTACTCCTCCTTCGTTTGTTCTATTTCTCCAAAATATAACCACCACTTGCATATTTGATTATTTATTTTTTCTTCTTTTAACTGTTTAATCTTGTTGCTATTCTCTGTATATACATCAATCTGTTTCTTTACTAACTCATTTGATTTTAAATCTGGATATAATTCAGTTAACACTAATAAACTCGAACTTTCTATTTGCTCACTTGCTACTTTATATGTATCTTTTTCATAATTCATATAGTCTTTTACTATTGCTGCTATATCTTGCTCTATTTTTATATTTTCTTCTTCATACATTGCTATTTTTGTATCTGCTATCTGTAGTTGTGATATACCCCAACATTGATAAATAACTGCTATTACTACAAAGAATTCTGCCACACAACCTATTAGTATCCCTAATGCTCCAAAAAAATTTATTCCAGGATGGTCAAATTCATCTATACAACATACTATTGCAAAACCTATTCCTATCATTAATAAAAAAATTATAAATAAAACTATTAACATTTATTTTTCCTCGCTTTCTATTATATTTATCTCTTGTCTATCTTCTATTGCACTATTCATACATATATATCCTGCTATAAATCCTATTAGAAATATACATATTACAACTATTACAGATTTTATTTTTTCTTCTTGTTTAAATGTTTCTTTGCTATAATATTTTGTTCTATCTTTCATATCTTCCACTCTCCATATCTAAATATGTAACTGCTACAGCATAAGCACTCCAAATATCTGCCTTAAATCCATAAAACCAACCTGGATT